TCTATGGCTGCGAAATGGGCATCATGAAAGCCGATTTCAAGGTTACGGTGGACAACTCTGCGGCGATGCTGGATGACATGGAAACACGCATCCAGGCGGCTCTGGAAGCATGTGGCCAGCAAGCGGTATCGCATGCAAAGCAAAACATAACAAGGGCAAGCCGTGTTGACACCGGGGCAATGCGGAACAGCATCAACCACACTGTCAAAGACGGCAAAGCCTACATAGGAACCAACATCGAATATGCGGCCTATCACGAGGTTGGAACCGGCATATTCGCGGAAAGCGGCAAAGGCCGAAAGGATCCTTGGATTTACAAGGACGATCAAGGGAACTGGCATAGGACGCGAGGAATCAAGCCCATCCACTTCCTGAAGAATGCCGTTGCTGAAAACATAGCCGAATACAAGGCCATCATGGCCAAGTTCATCAGCAACAAGTAGCAAGGCAAGAGCTAAGAGAACAAGGAACGGAAACCATGGAACTTAAAGAGCTAGTGGATAGGACACTTGAAACCTTCGGAGCATCGAAGCCGGAAGAGCTAGGCCAAGCGCTGATAGAATCCAGGGATGACGCTTGGCCAACGTATGATGCTTTCTGCGATCTGGTAGGCGGCGACTTGTCAAAGGACTGGATGCAGATGATATACCAGTATTATCTTGCGGACAGGAAAGAGAAGAAGCAGGACTATACCCCGGCAAGCGTTGCAAAGTTGATGAGTAGCCTAGCCGGGGGGGGATGCGAACGAGATGACTGGATCATCGACTTATGCGCCGGAAGCGGCGCGCTTACAATCCAGCATTGGCTAGCTCACCCGAATTGCAAATACATCTGCTACGAGGTTGATTCCAATGTCATACCGTTCCTGTTGTTCAACTTGGCAATCAGGAACATTGAAGCGGTGGTGCTGCAATGCGATGTCTTGAGCGGCGAAAAGCCTTCTAAAGGCTGGACGGTTACGAAAGCGGGAAAGTATGGGAAGATCACTGATATCAAATCCACCGTATAACATGAGGTGGAAAGCACCAGACCTAGCCAGCATGTTGCCGCAGTATGCCGGATTCGATGTGCCGCCTGAATCAAATGCAAACTTTGCATTTGTGCTATATGGCCTGGAAAAGGTCGATGACAAGGCCGTCTACTTGTTGCCTAACAGCGTCCTGTCAGCAACCGTTGACAAGGAAAAGCGAATCAAAAGACAGCTGATTGAATTGAACTGGCTGAAAGCGGTGATCAAGTTGCCGCCAAACATGTTTGAATCAACAAGCATCCCTACATGCCTACTTGTCTTTGACAAGCACAAGCAGACAAGGGAAATCGCGATGATGGATATCGCAGAAGAATGCAAAGAGGAGACCCGTGAGCAACGCGGCCAGTTTGGCAGCAAGTCTCACACCGCGAGAACATACAAGAAAACGGTCATGGCGATACCGCAAGAAACCATAGACACGGTTGTCGGCCTGATTGATAATCACGAAAACAAAGATGGCATGTGCACATGGGTGCCACCAGAGCTCATAGCGGAGAACGGCTATGAGCTGACGCCCGGCAGATATATCCATATCGCGCCGGTGGAAATCAAGCACAGGCCATATGAAGACATAGCGGAAGACTACAACCGCATCATCAGGGCTAAGAATGCTATCAAGATCAGGATGAACAAGACAGCGGCGGCAAGGCTTGGGTTTGACTGCTTTGACGTTGACAGGCCTGATGTTTCACCATCGTTTGCCGTTGCTGGGCAGAAGGTGGAGAAAGAGAACTTCATCACTTTCAATGCAAGCGATGGAATTGATATCAAGATCAGCACGAAAGAAGGGATTCATCCGCTGATTCTTGACTTCCTCAACCATTGGAAACAGATGATATATTACTTGAACGAGGAAGAAAACAGGCTGCTGGCAGAGTTCAGGGATGCATTGTTGCCGGATCTTATGTCTGGCAAGATTAACGTGAGTGTCCTTGATGATGCGAAAGACGAAAGCTAACTACTGATAAACACCGCAAAGGACTGCGGTTTTTATATGCGGAAGAACCCGCGAGAGCTATTGGCAAAGGAAAGCCACAAGGAAATGGAGGATAGCAAAAAATGGCACTTGAAAGATCTACTTTAAAAGCGATGGGTCTGAATGATGATCAGATCGCATCGGTGATTGCCGGGCATTCGGAGACAGTGAACGCGCTGAAGAATGAACGCGATGACTGGAAAAAGAAAGCAGAGGCGGCGGCTGCGGTGCAAACGCAGCTTGATGCAGCTAACAAACAGCTTGCAGACCTGAAGAAAGAGGACTGGAAGAAAAAGTATGATGATGAGCATGCCGCTTTTGAAAAGTACAAGGCCGAAGTAACGCAGAAGGAAACTGATGTGGCCAAGAGGGCGGCATTGCAGGAAATCGCAAAGGACGCTGGATTGTCAGAATCTGGCATTGCGAAAGCAGTCAAGTACACTGATTTGTCTACAGTCGAGCTAGACGATAAAGGACAGGTCAAGGGGAAAGCGGCTCTGTTGAAGTCCATCAAGGAAGAATGGGCAGACTACGTGAAGCAAGACGGGGTAGACGGAGCAGACACAACGACACCGCCCGCAACAGGAGGAAAGACCTACAAGACCGTTGATGAAATCTGGGCGATTGCCGATCCAGTTGAACAGCAGCGGGCAATCGCGGAGAATATCAGCCTTTTCGGCTGATTCACGATTAATAAAATCGTGAATTATTAAAATTTAGCAAATATGGAAGGAGGGCTAACATGCCAGCTGAAACAAATTTAATCAAAAGAGAAGATATGGTGAGGGCGCGTGAAATCCAGTGGATTCACCGCTTCACCGAGGACAGCTTGAAGAAATTCATGGAAGCTGTCGGCGTCACGCGTAAAATTCCATATCAGGAAGGTACAACGCTTGCATACTACAAGACAGTAGGAACGCTGGAAGATGGCAACGTAGGTGAAGGTGAAATCATCCCGTTGAGCCATTACGAGAGAATCAGGATCCCGGTCGGGGAGATCGGCTTGAACAAGTGGAGAAAAGCTACATCTGCCGAGGCAATTTTGAAATCTGGCTTGCAGGAAGCGGTAGGCGAAACGGATACAAAGATGCTCAAGGACATCCAGACGAGCATCCGTACAAATCTGTTCAGCCACATCCAGGAATGCGGCACGACTTGGGTAAGGAACACGACTCTGCAAGCCGTGCTCGCCAAGACCTGGGGAAACTTGCAGGTCTTGTTTGAAAACGATGCGGTTGAGGTTGTGCACTTCATCAACCCGCTGACAATCGCGGACTATCTGGCGACAGCGAGCATCACTGTCCAGACGGCTTTCGGATTCAACTATATTGAGAACTTCCTTGGCCTTGGCACAGTGATCATGACATCGATCATCCCTGTCGGAAAGGTCGCGTCCACGGCAAAAGACAACATCATCATGTACTATGTGCCTGTTAGCGCATCTGCGATGTCGGAGTTCGGTTTGAGGGCAGACCCGACAGGCTTCATCGGTTTCCGGTCCGGTTTTGTCACACACGAGCGTGCACAGCTTGAATCCATGGCAATGTCCGGCATTACCTTCATGGTCGAGTATGCGGATGGAGTTGTCTATGGCATGATCGGCGAAGAAAGCGATGAGACAACCGCGACATTTGGCACGGTCACGGTCACATCTGAAGCGGGTGATGCATCTGGCACGTCTGAAATCACACTTTCCGGCTACACCTTGAAAGCCGGTGAGAAGTTCGTCTACAAGACAGGCGCGGCTAATGCACCGGCGGTCACGCTGGATCAGAAGCTTGGCACAACCTGGAAGACTGTCGAAAGCGGTGATTCGATTGTCGCTACAAGCGGCCATAAGATCACGGTCGCGGCTGTCAATGCAGACGGCAAGGCGAAAGCTGCTGGCAGTGCAACCGTTGTATCTGCGGCTTAGCCTTGGCTAGGATCTAGAGACGTAGAAAGGGCGGCATATGGTCACACTTACAGAGCTATGCCAGGAATGCAAGAACTGGTTCGTCCGGGAAAAGCGTACTGGCACTTTCAGAGTTGAGGGCGGTCAACTTGCCGCCCCTTTTTTGCAAGACGGACAATATTACAGGATTATCGGCTCTGTCTTTAGCGATGGAGTCCACAAGCACAACGATGAACACGACTTGCTAAGCCATGACGAGGTATTCACCGGCGAGGTGTGGAGCCTTGGACTTCCGGCAGCTTTTATCAAGCTTGCAGATGACATTGATGCATGGAGAGCGAAAAATGAGGGCGTAAATAGTTTGAACATGTCGCCTTTCCAGTCGGAAAGCTTCTCCGGGTATTCATACACCAAGGCTGGATCGCAAAGGCAAAGCTCTAACGGCAGCACGTCTCAAACTTGGCAGAACATGTTTTCAAAAAGAATCAATATGTGGAGGAAAATCAGATGAGCTTGCTGGATGCGGCGATGGAATCATTCATAATGCTTGACAAGCGTACTGCCCCTGATGGCTATGGCGGCATTTTGACTACATGGGTGGATGGCGCGGAGTTCAAGGCTGCGGCTTCCTATGACACATCGATGCAAGCGAGGGTTGCGGGAGTGCAAGGAGTGACAAGCCTTTACACGATCACAACCGCGCGAGGAGTCAACTTGCAGTACCACGATGTGGTGAAACGGCTGCGTGATGGGAAAATCATGCGTGTGACATCGGACGGAGACGATAAGAAAACGCCGCAAGGCGCAGGGCTGGACATGCGACAGGTCGCGGCAGAAGAGTACACACTGCCGAAAGCCTAGCAACCAGCTATCGGATAACAAGGAGACATCACATGGACAAAGCACAAGCGTTGCACTCGTTTTGGTCAAGCTTCGGTTTGACCGCAGTGGATGAAAACAGCGCATATGACGATACGGTAGCAGAAAGATTAGGGCTGATGGACAGCTACATCACCTACGAGGTGATGACAGGCAACTATGAGTATCCGGTTCCGCTTGTGGCGTCATTGTGGTATCGTTCGCAGTCGTGGGCGGCGATAAGCCAGAAAGCCGATGAGATAGCAGATGCAATCGGAGTCGGAGGCAAGGTGATCAAGATAGACAATGGCTACTTGTGGATCAAGCAACGGCAGCCATTCACAACACGCTTGAGTGTCGATGGTGATTATGACATGAGACGGATCATGATTTACATAACAGCCAATTTCATGACAGCTGTTTAATTAATCTAAAATAGCAGAAAATTCATACATTCATATATTAAGGAGAAAGAAAATGGGAATATTTGCAACTATTCCTCAAGATGCGATTGACCATCTGCAAATTGATGCGGGCGTATTGCTGACGGAATTCGATCCGACCGCGCCATACACTGCTCCGAGTTCAAGCAACATCTTGGCGATTACAACAGGTGGCATCAATCCAATTTGCGAACCAACCTATGAGGATTTCTTCGCGGATATTGACAACGCGCCGAATAACGTGATGGAAGGCAAGAAGCTCACAGGATGGAATTGCCGTCTGGAATTCACATCTTTGAAGTTCAATGCCGATAACACCGCATGGGCTTTAGGCGCGGCAGATACAACTACATTGTCCGGCGGTGGCAAGAAGATCGTGCCGCGTGCTGAAATCAAGACAACGGATTTCAAGGATCTATGGTGGGTTGGCGACAAGCTCAACGGCGGCGCGTATGCTGTCTGCTTGAAAAACGCCTTGTCAACTGGCGGGCTGAACATCCAGAGCACCAAGAACGGAAAGGGGCAGAACAAGATGACCATCACAGGGCATGTAAGCCTTTCAAACATCAATGCTGTTCCAATGGAGTTCTACGACTTTCCGGCGCAGGGCGAATAATAGCGAAACAAGACAAGACAAGACAAGAAAGGAAAGGAAAACATTACCATGGCATTGAAAACATTAACAGACTGCAAACCATCGGAATTCCTGGCGCAAACAGTGAAGATCAAGAGGGCTGTGGCGAACTGGCTATCATTGACGGATATCTTGAACATCCGCAAGAATCAGCCTTCTGACATCATCCCTGTTCCGCCAGACGGAACAGAAGAAGAAAAGGCGAAAGTGGCCAAGATGAACCGCGAGGCATTCCAGAAGCAAGCGCAGCAAAATATTTCGGAAATGTTCGATGCATGCGCGGAAGAGCATCCAACAGAGACCTTGGAGGTCTTGGCGTTGTGCTGCTTTGTCGATCCAGAACATGTGGATGATTATCCAGTGACGGATTACATTGAGGCATTTACGAAGCTGATTCAAGACAAGACGGTGCTTGATTTTTTTATTTCGTTGGGGCAGCTGGGGAAGATGAATACTTCCGTGCTGTACAGAGCGTAAGGCTAGACTTGCTAGAGTTGCTAGGCCGCGAATACGTGATAGAGTGCTGCTTGGCATCGTTCAAAGACCGGCAACGTGAGGCATCGTACAAGGCATATGTGACAGATGCTTTGAAAGCAATAGCCGAAAACGGAACGCGATATGTCGTGCCTGGCGTAGGCTTGGTGGAACAAGGCATGGCAATGTCAAGGCGATGGCTTGACCTTCTAGAAGGCAAGCCGGAAGAAAAGGATGTGTTGGAGTACGTGACAGAAGAGTCATGCGTTGAGTTCGCAACCTCAATGTGGGATCGCATCAGGGGATCAAAGGAAACAACAGTCTAGAATCTGGCCGCAAACCCGGAAAAGCGGCCGCAAGGCTGAAATTATATAATAAATAAGTACTAACATTTATCAATGATTTGTGATTTCTGGCCGCAAACCCGAAAAAGCGGCCAGAATCAGAATCAAAAGGAGACCTAGCATGAATGAAAACATCGTCTACCAGTTGATGGCTACTATTGGCCTGGATTCGACAGAGTATGAAACTGGGCTTAAAAATGCTGGGTTGATGGCTGAATCAAGCGGGGGAATGATTTCTTCCGCTTTAAAAGGCGCTCTTGCTCTTGGGGTGTCAGCTGTCGGCGCGGCAACGACTGCTGTTGTCGCATTTGGCAAGGAAGCAGTCGAGACCGGGAAGGGCTTTGACAGCTCAATGAGCCAGGTTGCCGCGACAATGGGCAAGACCATGGACGAGCTGAATGCAGATGTCGGAACAACAGAAACGTCATTCGGCGAGTTCACCGGCACGCTGCGCGACTTCGCACAGTACATGGGTAGCAATACAGCTTTTTCCGCATCACAAGCGGCTGATGCTCTGAATTACATGGCATTGGCTGGTTATGACGCGCAAAAATCAATGGACATGTTGCCAAAGGTCTTAGACCTTGCGGCGGCTGGCGGGATTGAGCTTGCCACGGCGTCCGACATGGTGACAGATGCGCAGTCCGCCCTAGGCTTGACCCTTGAAGAAACATCTGCAATGGTTGACCAGATGGCAAAGGCGTCTTCCAAGTCCAATACTTCTGTAGGACAGCTTGGCGAGGCGTTCTTGACAGTCGGCGGCACGGCCAAGGATCTTAAGGGCGGCACCGTTGAGCTTGCAACCACGCTAGGCATTCTGGCCGATAATGGCGTGAAAGGCGCAGAAGGCGGCACCGCCTTGCGAAACATCATCATGTCTCTTGGATCGCCGACAGATCAAGCGGCTGCCGCTTTGCAAAACATGGGCATTGCCGTCTATGACGCTGAAGGGAACATGCGTTCCATGAATGATGTCTTCGGCGAGTTGAACGGCGCTCTAGGCACGATGACCACGGAAGAACGAACTAACGTTCTTGGCAACATCTTCAACAAAGTGGATTTGAAATCCGCAAATGCATTGCTGGCCAACACGACATCTGCTTTCTATGATCTTGCCTATCAGGAGATGGATCTAGGCAGGATCACGGATGATCTAGGCATCAATGTGAGCGTTGCCGATTATGCAATGGAGAACCTAGGAGCATCTGCCGCTGATATCCATGATGTCATGACGGAGACCGGCAACAAGACGGACTTTGTTGCCGAGATGATGGAACGTTTCGGCGCGCAGTCATATGAGGCAGAAGAAATTTGGGATGCTTTATCAGGCACGATTGACGGTTCAACCAATCGCTTTGATGAGCTAAGCGCGTCAATCGAGGACGCGACTGGCGCGGCGGCACAGATGGCAGCCACTCAGCTTGGCAATCTGGCTGGCGATATTACGTTGTTCCAATCGGCACTTGAGGGCGCTTATATCGCCGTTTCTGATCAGCTCACCCCCGCGTTGCGTGGATTCGTGCAATTTGGCACGAACTCCATTTCTGAATTGACGCAAGCTTTCAACGATGGCGGGATAGACGCGGTTTTCGAGAAACTGCCGGATGTTATTCAAGAAGCCGTAGAAAGCATAAGCAAGGCAATTCCAAAGGCGGTGGAGATGGGTGGCAAGCTCATCACATCGGTTGCCAAAGGGATATCTGCGGCAATGCCGTCAATCATGGACTCAATCGGCGGGCTAATTGACCTGCTGATATCGTTCCTAAGTGAGAACACACCTGTCATGATTGAACAGGGTGCGCAATTTGTAAGAAGTCTTGGATCTGGATTTGCATCCGCATTCCCTGAATTCTTGGCCAACGCTTTGCCGCTGTTGCTATCCTTCAGCGGCAGTTTAAGGGAAAATGTCGGAACGATCGTAGACGCTGGAATTGACATGATCATGTCTCTTGTGGATGGCTTGATTGCAGGATTGCCAAGCTTGATAGCATATGCACCGCAGATCATCAGCAATCTGGTAGGCATCATCAATGACAACGCGCCAAAGCTGCTCTTTGCAGGTGCAGAACTGATAATCAAGCTTGGGCTTGGTCTGATCCAGAGCATCCCGGCGATAATCGCCAACATGGGAAACATCGTGAAAGCAATCATCGATGTAATCACGGCAATCAACTGGATAAGCATTGGATCGCAGATTGTGACAGCTCTAGGAAACGGAATTGCCGCACTAATAGGTAATCCAGTCGAGACAATCCGGGGAATGATTGACAGCATCAAGGGATTGTTCGAAGGGTTCAGCTGGTCTGATCTTGGCTCATGGGCTATAAATATGCTTGATAAAGGCATTGAGGCATTGTTCAATTCGCCCGTCCAGCTAATTCAGTCAATCGTGGCGACGATTTCAACATTCATCACGGGATTCCATTGGTCGGAGCTTGGAGAACATGCAATCAACACGATCGCAAGCGGCATAAGGTCGTTGCTATCCGTGCCGTTCAACTTGATCCAGGAGCTTGCCCGGAACATCTCAAGTTTCATGACTAGCTTCGACTGGCGCGGCCTTGGCTTGAACATGCTGAACATGATTGCGAATGGCATCAGCTCATTGTTAGGAGTACCTTTGCAGCACATCACAAATCTTGCAAGCAACATAGCCAGGTTTGTGACGGGCTTCGACTGGATGAGCCTTGGCCGTCACATAATCAACATGATCGCCAATGCGATGTCCTCAATCTTGCATATGCCGCTTGACCTGATAACAAGGTTATCAGAGTCAATCAGATCCTTTATCGTAGGCTTTAACTGGCATGGGCTAGGCACGTTCCTGCTAAACGGCATAGTCAGTGGCATCAGCTCATTGCTAGGGATTCCGTTGAACCTTCTTCAAGGGCTGATTGGCAATATTTCAAATGCCTTTCATGGTTTCAACTGGTGGGAAATCGGCTCTAATCTGCTTGGCAGGATAACGGACGGCATTAGGTCGCTGATTGGATCGCCGGTCGATACATTGCGCGGCATGGTCAACAACGCCGCCGGGGTATTCCGTAGCTTCGACTGGTGGAGCATCGGCAGGAATGTGATTGATGGCGTTGTCGACGGCATTCGGAATGCCGGTGGGGCTATCAAGGATACCTTGATGGGATTCGCAAGAAACGCATTCAACAGTGTCAAGAGCTTCTTTGACATCAACTCACCATCTAGGCGCATGAGAAATGAGATCGGTAAGTTTCTTCCCCCAGGTGTCGCGGTTGGCGTCGAAGACACGGCAGATGTCGCGATTGACGCGATGTCGAGCATGGCAAAATCAATGACCAAGGCATTTGTAGACAGCTACGAAACGCCTGAAATTGATCCAGTTGAGATCAATGGCAAATCAAGGCTTTCAACAAGTCTGCAAGCATCAGCAAGGCCGATTGAAGATGCATTCGGCAATCAGCCTTCAAAAACTGATCCATACAGGATCATTGACCGTACCGGCAACTGGCCTAAGACAGCACCAAGCTATCCAGCAAACAACTCCATAACGGTAAACGTCTACGCGGCAGAAGGCATGGATGTGAAAGCCGTCGCCGATGAGGTCATGGAACAGATGAACAGGGAATTGCAAAAGAAAGAGGAAGTTTTCGCATGAGCATGAACACGCTTACCTTTGATGGAATTTCATCAGCATCTTTTGCCATGGCTGTTTTCGGCAAAACGATTCATGATTCACCAAGAAGAAGCGTTGAAAAGGTTCAAGTGCCGGGAAGAAACGGCGCTTTGCTGATAGACAACGGATGTTTTGAAAACATTTCGGTTGAATATGACTGCGTGATAACAGAGGGCTTCGAGCACTGCATTCCGATGCTGCGGGGAGTCCTCTGTTCTTCTGCCGGGTATTGCCGTTTGGAAGATTCATTCAATCCGTACGAATACCGGCTGGCCGCTTTCACGGATGTTGTCAAGGTTGATCGCTTTGGCGACGGGAAGGGTAGGTTTTCACTATTGTTCGACTGCAAGCCGCAGCGGTATCTAAAGACTGGCGAGACGGCAATCGCGGTCGGATCAGGGCAAACAAAGACGCTATTCAACCCTACAAGCTTCATAGCCCGGCCAAAGATAACAGTGACAGGAACCGGCACTTTCTCGATTGCCGGGCAACAAGTCGAGGTCACTGCAAACAGCGGATCAATCGTGATTGATTCGGAAATCGAAGATTGCTATCAAGGCGCGTTAAGCAGAAACAACGTGGTGGCAATGGCAAATGACACCTTCCCGGTGCTTGGAAAAGGAGACAATGCGGTTGTCTCACCTAGCGGCATGACACTTTCAATCGTGCCGAATTGGTACGTAATATGAATGATTTTTATCCAGGAGGATAGCAATGAATCCGATTTTGCTAGATGATACGAAACCACTGGCCACGCTTGCAACTGATAGGTCTCTTGGGCTTGGGATGCTGTCGGAGACGATGAGCGCGGTGGTTCATGAGGTTGCAAACGGCGAATATACGGCGGAGATCGTCTACCCGGTTTTCGGGCGAAGATTCAACCAGCTGCATGCCGGTGGCATCGTCAAGATGAAACCAAACGAGACATCATCATTGCAGATGTTTCGCATCAAGACGATTTCCAAACCGCTGAATGGGAAGGTTACTCTCTATCTCAACCACATCTCGTATGATCTAGCGAAGGCGGTTGTTCTGCCTTGCCAGTCAACCGGGGCAATGGGCGCGGTTGCGGCTATGCGGGATAGCCTTGTATCAGCTGCAAGCTATCCTTTTACCATCCAGACGGATAAATCCGGGGGCGGCAAGTTCGCGGTGTCTGTTCCAAAGTCTCTAAGGGCGTGCATCGGCGGTGAACAAGGTTCATTCTTAGACCTCTATGGGGGTGAGATTGAATGGGATAACCTGGCTGTCAAGCTATGGGGGCATCGCGGCGCGGACAATGGCGTTACAATCCGATACGCCAAGAACCTTACCGGCTTGAAGTTCGAGGAAAGCATAGACACGACATATACAGCCGTCTTGCCATATGCAACATATACAGCAGCAGACGGCCAGACAACATCAACGGTAGTAGGGGCACTGCACACGATCATCAATGAAGACGAGCCACGAGTTTTCGCTCTTGACCTGTCAAGCAATTTCACCGGCGAAGGCGAAGCACCGACAGCGGCAACGCTTGACAATCTATGCGATGCATACATTGAAGCGAACGATCTTGCATCAATCAAGATATCTGCTGATGTGAATTTCATCGCGTTATGGCAGACAGAAGAATACAAGGAATTCGCGCCGCTTGAGCGAGTGTCGCTTTTCGATACCGTTCACGTCAAGCATCCAGGGCTAGGCATCACGCTGACAGCAAGGGTGACAGAGACAGAATATGATTGCTTGCATGAACGCTACAGGAAAATCCATCTTGGAAGAATCAAGGCGTCATTGGCAAGTGCCATAGTCACGCAGCAAGCGGAGACCAAGCAGCAAAAGCAAGACATGACAACGTGGTGGCAGGATGCTCTGAAAAAGAACACCGACACCATGAACGGCGTCAATGGCGGCTATAAGTACGTTGTCACCGATGAGCAAGGAAGAGTCATCGAAGAATACTGGATGGATTCTCCAAGCATCGAGACGGCGGTTAACGTTCGCCGCGAGAACTTCAACGGCATAGCCTACAGCCACAACGGCATAAATGGACCATTTGTAAGCGCTTGGCTGATGGATGGCAGTTTCACCGCCGAACTCATGCAGACGCTTGTATTGAGAGCACAGCAGATCCAGAGCGGAATCCTGTCGATATCGGACGGGCAAGGGAATGAAACTCTATATGTGAATGTCGATACCGGCGAGGTTAGAATCAAGGCTAATTCAATCAGCACGGTAGCTGGCGAGACTTTCGCGGGCGTGAATCTAGTCGCGGCAACGAGATACTACAAGAGATCGCCAAGCAACGTGGATCCAGATGGTGCCGAACCGTGCTACCTTGGCGAGGATTTCTATTTGTCCTACAACCAATTTCTGCATGTGCCCGGCTCGACAGTCGAGCCGGAAGGATGGACGACAACATGCCCTCCATATGCCGATGGCTATTATTTGTGGGAAAGAATACGATACGAGTATGAAGATGGCTCTTACACATGGTCAAATGCAACTTGCATTGATTGGTTCACTACGCTGGGAACCAACATCAACTATCAGGCAAGCACGATCAGAAGCGAGATAGCGCAGACAGACAGCAGCATCCGCGCGGCAGTCGAGGCAAAGGAAATCAGCCTGAAGGACTATGCAGATGGTGTTGGAAGAACACAGCAGAATTATACAAATAGCAAAGTCGCGGAAATCGACATAGAGATAGACCACATAACGCAAACGGTCGCACAAAAGGAAACCGACTTGCAAGCATACGCGGATGATGTCGGAGCAAGTGAAAGACAATACACCAATAGCCAGGTATCACAGATCAACCAGACGATCGATGGCATTTCCTTGACGGTCGAGCAGAAAGAAACGGAATTGAAAGCCTATGCCGATGCGATAGGTGAAGATCAGGAAAGCT